GACGTTTCGGAGCAGAAGTATGTTATACAATTAACTTTAACGACTGCAAAGATGCTAATGAATATATGTTACGCTACGGCAATACTATGCTCAAGCGTCTTGTTGATACAGCTAGTCCTGTTCCTCTTGAAAACGTAGTAACCTTAAAAGATGTAAATGATGAACTACAAGAATTTATTCATGAAGGCTTTAAACCTGGGTATCAAGTCGGCCTTAATAACTTTGATAGCATATTATCTACTTACACCGGTCAATTCATCACCGTTACAGGCGTTCCTAGCAGTGGGAAGTCTGATTTTGTTGATCGAATGGTGGTGGGATACCAAATGAAATACGGTTGGAAGACCGCATTTGCTTCACCAGAGAATAAACCTACATTTTTACATACGCATAAGCTAATACGTAAAATAGGAGGTTGGATGCCTAAGAAAGAAGATATAGGCACAGATAAATGGAATCAAGTTACAGAACTAGTAGATAATAACTTTTACTTTATAGAAAACGAAAGATATGATCTTGATTCTGTATTAACTAAAGGTGCTGAGCTTGTTAAACGTAAAGGTATAAAGTGTTTAGTTATAGATCCATATAATAAAGTAAAAATGAATGGAGCTAGCACAATGAGTATACCTGATGCAACGATGGAATACTTAACACGTATAGAGGCTTTTGCAAAAAAGCATGATGTACTTGTTATTGTTGTAGCTCACCCAACTAAAATGTATAAGAAAGATGATGGAACAATGGATGAACCAACAATGTACTCGATTAAAGGAGGTGGTGAGTGGTATGATGCTAGTTACCACGGGCTTCTTGTTCATAGGAATTATAACGATAAAACAGTTAAAGTTAAAGTTCTTAAAGTTAAATTCCAAAATCTTGGCGAAAATCAAGCTGAGGCACACTTTAAATGGGATCATATTAGTGGTGATTATATACCTCATGAACAAGTAAAAATAGATGCTATGCCATGGGAGCCTTAAGTAAAAGACAAAAAGAACAAGCTAAATATAGATTACCCGAATGTAATCCAACTAAGGAACAACAAAAATATTATAATTATTGTGTTAATAAAAACATAATAATAAGTCCTATTGGAATTAATGCAACACCAGGTAAATGGTATATAGGAATTTCTACACCTGATAACTATAAAAAAGTTTACAAAAGTAAATTTATTTATGATCAATATCAAATATGGGAAGAAATGTTTAATATGTGTAAATATTATTATGATAAACATTGAAGAAGAATATTTAGGATTACTATCAGGAGTATTATACGGTGGTAATAATAAATCTGATAGAACAGGTACAGGTACAAAATCTGTATTTGGAAGAATGATAAGACACGATATGAGTCTTGGATTTCCATTATTAACAACTAAAAAAATATATTGGAAAAATGCATTGGCGGAGATATTATGGATCATCAACGGTAGGACTGATATTGCTTATTTGCATAATCACGGCGTTAAGTATTGGGATCCCGACTACAAAAGATCTGGAAGAAAAGATGGTACACTTGGACCTGTATACGGTGCTCAGTGGCGTAATTTCGGTGGTGTTGATCAGCTTGCAGCCGTTGTACGAGAACTCAAAACAAACCCTACATCTCGTAGACTTATGTTATCTTCTTGGAACCCGGCTGATCTTGATGATATGGTATTGCCTCCTTGCCATCACGGTTTTCAGTTATATAGTGACGGCACACACCTAGATCTTTTATTGTCACAAAGATCTGCAGATTTGTTTTTAGGATTACCATATGATATAGCTATGTATGGTTTTTTACTTGAAATGATAGCTAAAGGATCTTTACTTAAACCACGACACTTAACAATAAGTTTAGGTGATTGTCATATATATAATAATCATTTTGAACAAGTAAAAGAACAATTATCTCGTAAACCTAAAAACCTATCAAATGTTTCATTACATATGGGTATATTTTTTGGCACTAGAGAATTGCCAGATCCAACTAGTAATAGGTTGGTAACACCAGAGTTTGATGATTTTATTATTAGAAATTACGAATCACACAAACCAATAAAAGCAGAATTATCAGTAGGAACTTAAAACTAAAATTATGAAAAAATTATTATTATTATTATTACCAATATTTACATTTGCACAATTTGATAATATATATTATTCAGGTATTGAAATAGTGCCTATAGAAGATGATTTATATATTGAGCCAATACAACAAGGAACAGTAATAGCAACATCATTATATTATCCTAGTTTAAAAAATGATTATAATGTAAATACTATAAGAGGAAAAATTATTGATTCATTTGAATCTGAATCTGATTTTGATGCTGTAATTGAATCTAACTGGAAAAGTGATTATATTGTACGACCAGGAGAATTTAAAAAAGACGCATTAGTAAGAGGTCAAAATAATAAATATTATATTGTAAGATGGGAGTACAATCAATAAGCACAGGTAAATATAAAGTTTATCACATACTAGGTAAGAAGATAGGCTGCACAACTAATTTACAAAAACGAGTTGTAGAAGAACAGGGTTTTAAACCTGGTGAATATGAAATATTATTTGAAACAAATGATATTAAGGAAGCTGCTGATGCAGAAAGAAAATTACAAAAAGATTTAGGTTATAAAGTTGATATAAAACCATATGATAAATTATTTAAAAAACCTATGAGTAAACAAGTAAACGTAACAGATCAAACAACTACATTTGCTGTATCTAAAGATGAAATTGATGGTAGTTTTTTAGGTGACTTGCAATGGGAAACACCTTATGGTACTATTGATATAAACGCTACAGATAAAATAGAGTGGATTATAGATAATGCTAAAACTTCTATGTTTAATGCTAATCGTTGCTATGTGTACAATAAGGCAATGCATGAAGCTAGTCCTTTTCAAAAACATAAAGAAAAATTATATTCTCATCAAGATCAATTTCAATTAATTAGAGAGTGGGCAAAAGAAAGAGGTTTATATAACAAGGGTAATGCTACTACACAGTATGTTAAGCTTCAAGAAGAAGCTGGTGAGCTTGCTAAAGCTTTGTTAAAAAATGATCAGCCTGAAGTTATAGATGCTATAGGTGATATGGTTGTTGTATTAACTAACTTAGCTTATATGAGAGGCGTAAATATAGAAAACTGTATAAGCTCTGCTTATGATGTTATATCTAAACGTAAAGGTAAAATGATTAATGGAACATTTGTAAAAGATGCGTGATAAAATTATAAAAGATGTTATCGATAAGTTCAAGGAACGAAGCGATGTAGGATATAAAAAGTATGGGGTTACATTGCATGATGATGAACCTAGTTTACATAAATGGTTAAATCATTTGCAAGAAGAATTGATGGACGCTGTTAATTATATTCAAAAACTTAAGATGGAAACAAGTGATGTATTAGAAGAAAAAATACTAAAAGACTACGAAGAGGAAGATAGCTTTAGTAAACATTCTAATCCAGATTACCAATGGACATCTGATAAGACATGGTAAAACGTCGTAGCAAAAAGAAGGGGCCCGTGCAGGCTAAAAAAATATCTTACGACGGAATTAATTTTGCGTCAGGTTTAGAACGATATACATATATGGCTCTTAAAAAAAACAAATTATTTGAAGGATATGAAAATGAAGTTTTCCAGCTTATCGAAGGATTTAATTTTAACAATGAATCTTTTGAAAAACAAGCAAACGGGAAAGGTGAATATACTAACCGAGGGCAAAAGAAAATACTGGGAATTAAGTATACACCTGACTTTGTTGGAAAAGACTATATAATTGAATGTAAGGGAAGGGCTAATGAGTCTTTCCCTATAAGATGGAAATTATTTAAATTATGGCTTACGAAAAACAAAATTGGAAAGACGCTTTACAAGCCGCAAAACCAAAAGGAAGTGGAAGCGACAATGATTCTGATCAAAGAGAACAGAAGAAGATAGCAAGGTTAATGTATTCAAGAAGAGTTATTGAGAAAAGTATAAAAGAATATATTAAAAAAAATAAAAGTGGAATTAGATATAGAGACATTGAAAAAATCGGAAGACAGTATGGATTTTACATTAGCTGAACATTATAAAGAAAGAATAAATTTTCATATGAAAATGCTTATGTACTATTTAAATGAAAAATAAATGACAGGTTGGGAAGCTAGTGTTGGATTATATCCTGGAGTTCTTGTAGGTATGAGAAGCTATCCAGAGGAAACATTTGTAGAGCATGTTTTTTATTTACCTTTTGTTGAATTGTGTATAACTTTTTATTATGAATAAATTAAAAGAATATATATTGCAAAAATACCCTAAAAGATTTAAAAACAAACCTATACTTATTAAAGAATTTGATAGTCATTATGAAATTAATCATAATAAAGATGCAAGCCCTTTAATATTAGGTAAAAAATTATTTAAATGAAAGAAAATAAGTTAATAGAAATGTCTAATAAAATAGACACAATGGGTAATGCTTTAAATAGGATTATTCAAGAATTAAACACGTTAAAAGATATATCGGTTGGTACAACTGAACTTATTAAATTAATGCCTGGTTATAAAAAAGGATTAAAAGAATTAACTAAAGTGTTTGAGGAAAGAAAAAAAGAACAAGAAAATAAAAAACTAGAAGTTTAAAATGGGATTATTTGATGAAAGAGTTGCGTACAAACCGTTTGATTATCCAGAATACTATACTGAGGGATGGCTTAAACAAGCTCAAGCGTTCTGGCTTCATACC